GGGATCTATTATAGTTGGAAAACGATCTGATATTTATGGTGAGCTCATGGCATTTATAATCAAGCAAAGATCCTCAAAAGAAAATTTTACAATTATCCCACCAGAGGTAGAGGATGCTAGAGGAAATGAAACAGGAACGTTAGCGGTTAATGGAAGTCACACCTCTGGTGATACTACGATTGCAATTGATGGTTTTGCTAGTGATGGTGCTGGTAGATTGAAAGCTGGTGATTTTATTAAGTTTAATGGCCATACAAAAGTTTATATGGTTGTAGCAGATGTAACAAGCTCATCTAACTCAGCAACAGTATCAATAGAACCACCTTTAGTTTCAGCTTTAGCAAACGATGAAACTGTGCTTTATGACAATATACCTTTTACAGTTCATTTAACTAACGATATTCAAGAGTTTGGTGTCGTAGGTGCTGACGGATCTGGAAACTTATTATATAAATATGAAATAGATGTCGAAGAAGCAATATAAAATTAAATATTTTATGAATGCAGATATTTTGGCAGAAGAAATAGTTGAAGCAGAAAATATAGATGTGGCTAATCTTGATTTAAAAAAACATGACTTCCCATCAAAAAATGCTGACTACATAGTGAATGGTGATATAAAGGTTATTAGAAAGAGTATAGAAGATTATGGCAAGGACACTAACAACATCAGTAAAGAATGAATTATTAACAAATGAGATACGACCTATTCATCTGTTATCTATTGGATTTGCAACACCAGTAAATTTAACAGATAATAGTTTTAACCTTACATCATCTATATCAGGATCAAGCAAAACTTATACTGCATCGCCATTTTTAGTTTCAATTCCCTCTTTTACAGAGGAAACAGATGTAACAAAAACTAGTCTAAATATAAGTTTATCTGGAGCAGATCAAACTTTTATATCAACAGTTTTAAATGAAAATATTGTAAATGATACTGTTGAAATATTTAGAGGATTATTAAACTCATCAAATTCTATTATTGCTGACCCTATTCTGTTGTATTCAGGCAATATTGATACTTTTCAAATTGATGAAACAGAAACTCAATCAGATGTAATTTTAACAGTAGTTTCTCACTGGGCCGACTTTGATAAAAAGTCAGGAAGGCAAACAAACAATAATTCTCAACAAAGATTTTTTAACACAGATGTTGGGATGGATTTCAGTTCGCAAACAGTATTAGATATTAAATGGGGTAGAAGCTAATGACTACTTTTGATGAAGTTATAAATTTTTACAAAACGTTTAATAGATATAAAAACAACACTTATGAAGAACTGTATAATCATATAATACAATCTATTAATTATAATCAGTATAAAATATTTAAAGATAATAATATTTATGGTTTTACTAATTGGGCCTTTGTAAATAAAGAACAAGAAAATAATTTTTTAAATACAGGGATAATTGATAATTGGAGGTGCGGAGATATTATGTTGCATATAGATTTTATAGCATCAAAAAACGTAGATCAAATTATGGATTGGTTAAAAAACAATAGTGCAAAACTTTTAGGGCTAAATAAAAAGATACATTGGGTAAGATTAGACAATAATAACAAAGTAAGAAAAATTATGAAGCAAACAACAAAGGATAGTTGGTTATGGGCGGTGTAGTCAGATCAGTTACTAAAGCAGTTAGAAAAGTTGCATCTGTTGTTAGAGTTGCAAATTTTTTAGGAAACTTAAATCCTTTTGTTGCTCTTGGAGTAATAGCAGTTGGATGGTTGTTTATGAGGTCTCAAAAACCTGACATCCCTGATTTTGGAACTAATGATTTTGAGGAAACTGAAAGAGGTATTTTAGTTAACAAACAATCAAATAACGCTAGTATTCCAGTTGTATATGGGGAACGACTAATTGGAGGAACGAGAGTATTTATTGAAACATCAGGAACTGATAATGAGTTTTTATATATAGCATTAGTTTTAAGTGAAGGTGAGATAAACTCAATAGAGGAAGTCAGAGTTGATGACAAAGTAGTTAGTTTTTCAGGAGCATTGACAGATAATACACAAAGGACAGTCGCAAGTTCAGATAGTAATTTTTATAAAGATGGTGCAAGTTATATAACATAAACTTTCTGGTCTTTGTTATTTAGCTTTAAAATTTAAATGGAATGCAGATATATTTGGAGGAGTTCCACAAGTACAAGCAAAAATACAAGGCAGAAAAATTGTAACTTTAGATTCAAGTTTAAATGAGTCTAGTGCAACCTTTTCAACAAACCCAGCATTTTGCCTATTAGATTATTTAAGAAACGAAAGATATGGAAAAGGGATCGCAACAGCAAATATAGACTTACAATCATTTAGAGACGCATCACAAGTTTGTATTACTCAAGTCACACCTTTTTCAGGAGGAAGTAATATAAATATATTTGATACGAATGCAGTTATAGATACCTCAAGAAAAGTAATAGATAACGTAAGAGATATTTTAAGAGGATGTAGAGGTTATCTTCCATATGTTCAAGGCAAGTATAGATTGGTTATAGAAACAACAGGGTCTGCATCTGTTACACTTGATGAGGATGATATTATAGGAGGATACTCTTTAGCATCGCCAACAAAAAATTCTAAGTATAATCGTGTTATTGCAAGTTTTATAAATCCAGATCGTAATTTCCAGGCCGACCAGGTAACCTTCCCTCCTACCGATGATTCAAGTTTGCCTTCTGCTGATAGACACGCAACTATGAAAACTGCTGATGGAGGTTTTTTATTAGAAGGAAAATTTGATTTCAAAACTATTACAAGTCCATATCAAGCAGAAGAGATGGCAGAGATTATTTTAAGAAGATCAAGAGAAAGTTTGGGTCTTACAATTACTTGTGGTTTTAAAGCATATGAACTTCAAATTGGTGATATATGTGCAGTAACTTTATCATCATTAGGTTTCTCAAGTAAAAATTTCAGAGTTTTATCTATGAATTTCAATGAGGATTATACAATAACTTTAAATTTAATAGAGCATCAAGATAGTTTTTATACATTTGCTACAAAGGGCCAAGTGGCAAGTACACCATCAACTAACTTACCTAATCCATTTAGTATCCAACCTCCAGCATCTATAACTTTATCTGATGAGCTTATTGAATATGCAGATGGTGTAGTATTGACAAGATTAAATATATTAGTTGGTGCTAGTACCGATCAGTTTGTTCAGTACTATCAGGTTGAGGCCAAAAAAAGCACAGAGACAGATTTTAAAGTAATATCAAGCGGAACTCAGTTAAACCATGAATTAATAAACGTAGTTGATGATGCAACGTATAATGTAAGAATAAAAGCTATTAATAGTTTTGGAGTATCTAGTAGTTATATTAGTGCAGATAGAAAAATTGTAGGTGCAACAGAAATACCTGGAAATATTGATGATCTATCAGTTTCATTAGTAGGATCTAATCAAATGGAGCTTTCCTGGACGCCAGTAGAGGATCTTGATATATCCTGGTATGAGATAAGATATCAAAATGTAACGTCTGGTGCTATTTGGAACAACTCAACTCCTCTTGCAAAGGTCGTAAGACGTAAGTCTAATAGTTTAGTTGTTAATGCACAAACAGGATCATTTTTAATTAAAGCGGTTGATAAACTTGGTAATAGTAGTGCAGAGGCATCTATTGTAACAACTAATATTTCAAGTTTGCAAAGTTTTAAAAGAACCGCTACATTTAGTGAATAGTTATGGCAAATTTTTTAGGAACACGAGACAGTAACGTAGCATTAAGTAGAGATAACCAAGACAGGCTTGTCCTTATTTTAGACACAATTACTCAATTTGACTCTGGTGTTGGTAACTTAGACTCCGCTGAGGGTGTGTTTGATTTAGGAGGAACTGACTCTACATCTAATCCTACAAATTTTGGAGGTAATATTCAATCCTCTGGTTTTTATACTTTCTCGAATACTCTATCCTTAGATGCAATTTATGACGTTAGTTTAGGTGCATTAGTTGGTATGACATCTGAGGATGAGTATGATTTACACGACTCAGGTCGAGGTGCTACTTTGCATGATAATGCTAAAGGCCCATATGATGGATCGCCAGAGGTTCAATGTGGAGCAGAGGTGCAAGTTGGTGCAGATGATTCTAGTCTTGCAAATATATCTAGCTTTCAAAAAATTGCTCAGCAAAGTACAATCAAAGGTCGTTTTTTTAAATTTAGATGTAAACTTACTTGTGATAATAAAAAAGTTAGGGCCAAAGTTCATAGTTTAGAGTTTAATGTCAA